CAACCGAGGAGACCATATATTTAGTATCGCCATCCTGATAGAAATCCACACCATCAAGAACATCAACAACGTGATGGTTACCAGTGGTTTCAGAATCGGCGACAATTACATACGGGCCAACTTTCAGTTTCTTGGCAGTCTTGGGAAGAGCAGACAGGCAAACTGTGCATTCACCGTGGAGGATTACATCATTGGGTTTCATAGGCATAAATTAGATAAGGTTGTCGAGGAAAACAAGGTCCTTGGTGAGGACGATTTCGGCAGATTCATAGCCATTGTTCGTGAACGTTTCATCGATGCCAACAACAGTGGCATAGGTCTCGTTATACCGAGTCACACGAACACGGAAGGAACCATTACGGTTCTGAAGAACTGCGGGAATGCCTTTCGGGTCAGAGGTGTTTTTCATCATGTAGAAACTATAGCACATTATCTACAGTAAGTAAACACTAAAAATAGCCTTCAGCTTATGTGGTTACCAATGAACCACTTATATCTTTTTTAATCCTGAGTGATTGCAGTGTCCTGTGGGTTAATACCAGAACTTTCTGCATGCCAAGTTGTTGGAGCCATTACCTTATATTTGGTTTCGGCTGCCTTCACAAACGAAAAGTCTTTCCAAACAATTCTGTTATTGGGTTGTGCAGCTATTTGGCCAGACCCATCTTTAAGCAATAGAACATGATAGCATTTATGCTCAGGAGGGTATTGGCTGAAACCATTGTCGGTATGATCCAATGTAAACCAATACTGCCCTGGGACAATATTACCTTTTCTTTGCCGATATGTGCAAGTCATCTCACGGAGATATTCATATTGCACCGTGGAGAAATCCCATCCGTGGTTATCCCACATCTGTATTTCATTCAGCTCGTGAACTATTTTACTCTTGGGCAGTTCCCATCTCAGCATATGAATCGGTATGCGTGCCCACTGTGATCCACTTTCACACATGATGCTAAAGTGCAAACAACGGCTTGGTATTGATGTCGCACCGAATATGACACATGGTTCATACTGACCTTTGTATGCAGGATCCATTCCATGCAGAATTTGTTTATCTACAAATCCGTATAGATGCTGAGGAACTGAAGCATTTAAACAGTGATGCATGAGTTTTACCAATCGAAAACAACAGGTTTGCCTTTATAGTATCCCGTGTTGCCCTTGTGAAGGTCACCGTATTTAAAGTATTCATCTCCTACCTTGGCCTTTATTTCATTAAATGCCTTACCAGATTCTGCTCTTTCTACCTTTGGCTGAACGAGCCATTCCTCACCAGAGGCATCTTTTACCTTCTCTGTGGGAACTAAAAATGAGTAAAGGGGATTCCCTGGTTTGACGTCCCAAAGGAGATTCCCCTGCTTTACAATCATGCCCCATTTGGAGTTCAGATACACTCCTGCTCGTGGAACAATCAATCTAAAACCGAACTCTTTCAAAAGGGCATCCATCTTTTTGGTCGGAGTCTCCTCCATCCAATCAAGAAAGGAAAGGTTTTCCTCATATGCCGATTCTGTGAGTTCGATTCTAAACTGCCGAAATGACTTCATTTCTTATTTATTCGGCTATCTGCGAGTCTTTCATCTTCAAAGAACTTTCTGTATTGTTTCCAATCATGAAAGTTACCATACATCTCATATGTATCGGTGACCATTGCAACGTGTTCGGCAGGACTCAGATGCCTCGGAACCGAACCAAATAACTTATCACACGTGGCAATATCCTTTTCATAATCATCCTTACCTTCATAGTTGAAATATGAAATACGAGCACATCGAGCCACAGCAATCTTGATCTTAGTTTCTTCAATGGAAGCTCCATATACCTTAAGTCGTTCCTCATCTACTCTATCACCAAAGGGAATATGCCACTGGCCCTTTTTCTTCAGTGTTGGAACCGACTTGTTGTATTCCTCAAGCATCTTGAACGCCAGATCCTGAAACTCTGGTTGAGCATCTGGATGTGCACGAAGAGCAAAGAAGTTTCCAAACTCTGTTCCAGTTAGAATCACACGAATGTTAAACCATGGCTCCAGTAGTCGATTTGAAATCTGTTTATGGAGACCAAGACTTTGAAGATCATACACGTGTTTAATGGCCGAATCACGAGCATCAAGCCATGTTTGTATAGCCGCTTCTTTAGTGACAGGTGTGAGTTCTTCCTTGGCTTGCATACCAGACTGATTCTTGCCCCACCATGTTGGCATGGCAGGGTTATCAAGAACNTGCTGGATCATCTTCTCAATAGGAATGGCACGAGANGANGCGGCATTCTTGGAGAATACTCGATGNGTCAGAACCTCGGCATGAATGAAACGAGGGTACTCAAGGACAAAGGTAGTTAACCGATATCCCTTGGGGCTGATTGAATCCGCAATGATTTCAGCTTTTATCGACATTGGAATCAAGAAGATTCTTCAGATACTGAACACCATCGGATTCATTGTATTCACCGTCTGGATACTTCTCTGCTAATTCTGATACCAATCTGTATGCACGAAGTTCACTACGAACCGTAACATAGTCATCTAAGAGTTTATCATATAACCCTTGGAGATGTTTAAGATCATCAGCTTCATTATTACCTTTGTCATCAACATCGGAAAGCAAATCATTGTTCTCTTCCTCCAGGTCATCGGCAATAATAGAAAGTTCTCGGATAGTTTCATCTTTACGACAAATAGACAACTCGAGGTTTTCAATATGTGTAAGTGCTCCAAGAAGGATTACTTCTGGAGATTCATCTTGTAGTGTAATACCACATTTAGTAGGAATATAGGATCCTAGTGTACGAAGCTGTTCTTGATTTACTGTAATGTTCATGTTGTTTTAAAGCCTGAAAACTTCGCTGCCGAAGAAGGTCCGCCAATCCGACGAGATTCGGATTGTGGGGCAGGAGAAGAATCAGACGAAAGTGTTTGAGCCGAATCATCTACATCATATAGTCTCATCTTGGAACGGTCAACACCAATGATGAATCGCTTGTCCTTTGTGGCATCGTTATACCGATTCTTTAACTGTTTCACCATTAGCTGATTTGCCTTTTCAAGATTCTCTGTTGAAATCAATGCAATCATTAGGTCGGCTGTTGCAGGGAGACCAAACGACTCGGATGTATTTGTCAGATCAACATCTGTGTTTCCAAAGCCCTCGCGGTTTACCTGAGTTGCAGACCAGATAGGAACATTGAACTCTACGGCCAGACCACGAATCTCTTCGGCAATTGCCTTGATCAAAGAATATGAATTGATGGAACCACCAAGACCCTTCATGCGATATGAAGAACAAATATTGAGATAGTCGATAAAGATCATATCGGGTACAAAGTTCTTTTTGAGTTTGAGTTCATTCAGAAGTGCACGAAAGTGGCCAACGTGAGCTGTTGCGGTAGGATATTCTTTGATGATAAGTTTTCCACGAGTCTTGTCGGAGATTTTACGAACCTTACTTGTGAATGCATCTTTACTGAGAGTATTTAACTGACCAATGTTTACATCAAATAGATTGGCATCAATACGTTCGGCAATGCGCTCCTCGGACATTTCAAGTGTAATGTATAGAACGTTACGACCCTGTGAAAGAGCAGCAGCGGCAAGATGACACATGGCCAAACTTTTACCGACACCTGTGCCCGCCAAGATGATATTCAGAGTCTTGCGTGTCACGCCACCATTGGTAATATCATTAAACTTCTGGAGGTCAAATTCAATTCGGTCTTCCTTGACATGATAGAAATCATATCGCTGTTCGGCATTACCAATATAGTCATGCCCAATGTTTGTATCAAAGGAAACCGATAGAGCCTTGGAAAGAAGTTCGGGTATTGCACCCTCGGTCAGTTCCTTCTTCTTGCCATCAATAATGGAAATAGATTCCATAATGGCCAGATAGACCGCACGGTCTTTGCACCACTTCTCGGTTTTATCCAGAAGCCAATTCTCTTCAACGGGAGTCTCCTGCTCTTCAATGGCCCGAATCAGTTCCGATGTTTCTTGCCTATCGGTCCTAGAAGCATAATCAGAGTTGCCAAATTCAATTGAAAGAGCAGTCTGATTTGGAAGCTTGTTGTACTTTACAAGAAAGTCGAGCAGAAGTTCATAGACATTTCTATGTGAACCTTCAAAATACTCAGACTTGAGATGCGGAATTACCTTACGGCAATATGCCTCTTTTTGTATTAGGCTTTTGATTACGAGTGTTTGAAAGTCCGGAAGTGTTTTTGTCATTTGATCCTATAATCTTATCAGATTTTTCCAAAAGGTAAACCACTAAGTCTCCTATTTGTTGTTGCAGTTTGGAATCTTTTTCCAAGTGTTTATGTTCGGAAACTACTTCATAATCAAAATGAAGTAAGCATTTATCATTCTTTTCATCCTCTTCAAGCCTAATTTTCTCAATAAAGAAATGAACCCCTGCAAAGGGTCCTTCCGTAAAAGAAAGGACCGTCTTTGTAGGGTGTTTTGTATCAGGGATGATGACGTAACTTGACTCAGACATCTTCATCGGCTTCAGCTGCAGAAGTGACTCGATCAATCATGGCCTTGGATGAAACACTAAACCGATTCTCAATGGCCTTGGCCAAGTCGGTTTTACTAAAGAGCTCTTTCCAGAACTCTTCATTCTCGGTTTCATCTGCTCGGTATTTCTTTGTGGTCAGTTCCTTCTTGGTGGCTGGATCAACTGGAACATACCAACCCATAGAAGGTTTGGTGACATATCCAAGTTCCAAAGCAACATCGAGGAGACCACCCCATTTGGAAATACCACCTTCCCAGGTAACACAAACGGGAATCCGGCTCTTCTCTTTGACAAAGCGGCTCTTCTCTACATTGATGATGAAGTTATAACCCATCACCTCTGTGCCTTCCTTCTCCTGCTGGCGACCAATAATCCAGATGTTATCTGAGGAATAGTAAATGCCGGTGCCACCTGAAACAATTGCCTTTGGATAAAGACCCTGCTCCATGTAAATGTGATTGATTGCAATCAGAGGAATATCCTTCATGGAAAGATATGGAGTGGTCATACGGAAAAGACCCTTCAGAGCCTTTGCACGTGACATATCTGCAACCGACTTTTCATTGATTGCATCTTCAAGTTCCTTCTTGGAAGCAACATTACCCACCGAGTCAATGATGATAATGAGCTTNTCACCACGNGTNAGACCTTCGAGCTGACCAATGAGGTCAAACTTCAGGTCCTCAATGTTCTTGATTGGAGTATGAAATACACGACGTGTATCAATTCCAAAACTCTCAAAGTAACTCTGTGGAGAACCAAACTCTGAGTCATAGAACAAGAGAGCTGCATCCTTATGCTTCTTGAGAAACGAAGAAGCCATCAGAAGGGCAAAGGAAGTCTTGAAGTGCTTTGAAGGCCCTGCAAGAACAGTAAGGCCCGATGAAAGGCCACCATCAACTCTGCCCGACAG